ATCATCCGGCATTGTGCTATATTCGCTTGGCATACGTTCATAGTAAAGACCATGAAGCAGGTAAATAAGTGCCGACGGGAGTTGTGTTGTTAGTCCGGCCTGGTACTTGATAGGCACTTTCTTCTCGCTTGTTTTATCCAGCTCGATACGACCGTCGGTTTTCTTGCGAGGCGATAGCATAATCGAACTGCATAAGTTCGGGCACTCGTTTTCGTCTACCAGTACGCGCGGGAATGAATTGGATTGCTCACCGAAAATAAGCAATAACAGCTTGAACTGCATCCAATAGTAAATTGTACTTTGTCCTTCATTCATTAGTTCAACAGAAAAGCCATAACTCTCTAATTCTCTTTTCAATATCTTGGCGTCGGTCGTTATTTGTTCGTAGTCTTCTTTCTTTTTATTACCGGCGCGATCGTAGTACAGACGAATGCGTTTGTTTTTGGCATCTAAGCCGAAGAACTCATGGATAGCAGCTGCTAATTCCGGCTGTTGTTGTGGATAGTAGCAAGTGAACTCTTTTAGGATGCGAAGCTCTGTGCCTTGCTTTCGTTCCTGGGCTGCTACCACGCTGGAGAAGTGCCCGGGGTCATAACCGAGCAGGATTTCTTCGCGCGGATCGTAGTACTTCAAGTAGAAAGCGGTCAAGCGAAAGTGTTCTTTCAAATCCAGGCGCATGATACTGGCATATTTGTAGCTGTCAGTAAACTGGTGTCGGCGGGGAACGTAGTTGGCAAAGAAACGGTCTACCACAGCTTTTTTGCGGATAGCGCAGATGGCGGTAAGGAATTCATCAATATCAAGGCTATCCAGCTGAGTTTTGAAAAATTTAGGTCCTAAGATATCTTTGTTCACAAAGGAGCTGGCGCGGATATAATATGTTGCATACCGGCGCATATCGGCCAAGCGAGGTTTCCAAAGCGCGATAGTTCGTTTTTGTTTTTCGATATCCAGACGCAGCTTTTCCAGTAATACAGGGTTCTTTTCTTCTCGGGAGAGGGCATCGGCGCGGTACATGACAGCCAGTGCCTGGTTGATGTGAAGCGATACGGTAACGATCTCTTCGATAAGATCTAGATTCACGTTGTGTTCGTATTCCTCGAACCAGTTATCTTCACCTAGATCTACGCGGGCGGTATCGGATACGCCGGTAATGCCTTGGTAGTATTGGCTAGCACGTATCTCAGCACTGGATCCACGAAGGGAAGGAAACAGGCGGCTTTTCAGCTTCTCGCCTTTCTGGTGTTTCATTTCTTCAATAAAAGCGTGAACACCCGAACGTCCGGCAACAGATTCTGGCTGGTCGCTAGATACAAGCTGCAGATGGAAACCGTTACGGAACAGTATGCTGTGTTTCGGGAAGGCGATCGGGTAACGCGGACGCCGGAAATGGGCAGGTATTTTACTTTCTCCTACAATGTAATCTATGCCATATTCCAACATGGTACGCCGGCCTCCCATGATGGGGCGGCTGAAATAGGCCTGTATATTCGGCCAGATGTTGGTGAACAAGGCGGTATAGGTTTTGTGTACCAGAAAGGCGAGTTCACCGGGCATTTCGTTAGCTACTTTGATAATGCGTGGACCGAATACACCTTCTGTCTTTCCGCCGGCACGGGCTACCTCAGTTATTTGTGTATTTGCATCTACTACATTGGCGCGAATCTGCATTAGGTTCATGTAGTAGTCTTCAAAGCGATTGGTTTGAAAAGCGTTATTCTCCATCTTCAGGTATCTCCTCTATTATTTCAGCATCTACGATATCAGCATCGCGCAGGAGCCGTTGTTTTTCCTCTTTTTCTACAGGTAGACTGTCTATCAGATTGATGTAGAAACCTTTATTGTTCTTTTGCGCGATCTCTTTTAAGTTACGTTTGGTAAAACCGAGCAGTTCGGCAGTTACTTCGTTGGAAATAAGGAACACTGGAGCCCAGGCGTTTTCTTTATCGGCGGCTTCGGAAGCACGCAAACGGCATTCATGGGCAGCATCCAAACATGACTTAGCTGTTTTATATTCATCTGCAGCGATAGCTAACTTCGCAAGATCCTCATATTTATTTGCATAGTCGGTTTCCCAGACTTTAGTGGCAACATTGTTGTCCACGTTGAAATAAGATATTGCCGAATAAAATCGGGCTTTACATGTTCTGATATCGACATCCTTTTCCTGCAAAGCCATAATACGAGTACGAAGTAAACGAGCTGCTCTTGATATATTCCGCTCGTACTCGTAAATTTCAGCGGCCCATTGCATTTGCTTAAGAAACAACTGAATTTCTTCTGGGATTCCCTTGCACTCTCCTGTTTGCAAAAAATGATGAACGATATCAGGATGAAGCTTCTCTATGGTTTCAAGGTAATTCATATACCAAACAATTGTTTTTTCAAATCCTTAATTCGCCTTTCTTTGGA